CCACCAGCTAGTGGTAATTTAGTATTGTCTAGTCCTGCTGGTAAGTTTGTAATCTTAACTTTTTTACTTACACCGCTTTGATTAATTAATAATTCATCATTAGCTTGTGGTGAGGTAGTTTCTGCTAAGGCTGATACTTTAGTTGTTGCCATGTTTACTCCGTAATAATATAGTCAGGACTAGCATTGCTAGACGCTTCAGTTATAAAATATAAGCCAGTTGATTCTGTTTCTATTTCTTGTTCAGGTGTTAAAGGAGGAGTTATTTGATTTGTCCTTCTTCTAAATAAATAAACAGGTACAAATTTCTTTTGTTTTCTAGTTAACTTATACGCCATTACTGTAACCTATCTAATAGTTTTTCACGTCCAATGTTTCTACGTTGTTCTATATCTGCTAACTTATCTGTAAATTGTTCCACTAATGGAGCATAAGAAACATCTACTGGTACAACTTTTTTTCTTGTTGGAAGCTTTTCTGAATATGCTTCCGGCTCTTTAAATGTTGTTTTTGCTTTTATATGACTATCTTTAGGTGTAGCCATAAGTCCTGTAGGCTCAGGAAGTGCTGAGGTTTCAGGTAGTTGTTTCTTATCTTTATGTGCTTTTATTTCTTTACCTGACTCTACTGTAGGTTTAGAATAACTTCTATCCTTTACTGAATCTAAGTTATCTTCTCCACTTAACATCTGGTCCAGTATGTCATGTATCTCACTTGTTTCTTCCTCAAAAGAACCTTGTTCGTTATTAAACTGTAGACCATTTTCCTCTAAAAAAGAAGCCAGTTCTTCCGGAGAACCTGTAGGATTTTCAACTTTAAATACTTGTTCAAGAATTTCGTTATAAAGTTTTGCAATCTTTTGCTTTATTTTATCTAGTTCTAAGTCTAAAGCACTATCGTCAAATAAATCAGCTATGTTCATAATTCTCCTAATTAGCTAAATATAACCCCCTCATGTAGAAGGGGTTACGGTTTAACTAACTATTATCTGTCAGTTACAAAAGCGAAACCTGAAGTGTCACGCATCTCACCAACACCATAAATAGTGTCAGCAGTATACAAGTCACCTAGGTACTCTTGCATGTAAGATGATTGTGAACGTACTCCTAGTTGCTCAACTAGAGCCATTGCGTCTTTATGTAGAACTAGACCAATGTCATGTACGACTGAACCAGTAGCACACTGAGTAGTACCCATAGCGTTAGTAACATATACATCAACACCATAAATCATACCGACTTTACCTGTCTTGATTGCATTACCATCACCAATGAATGCTTGCTCAGTATAACGCTGAATGCCTAACATGTCAGTGTACTGACGTGGAGTTAGAACAATTGCACGACCATCTTGAGGTACGTCAGCTAAGTCTAGCTTTTCAATCATTGCACGGATTGCAGCGTCACCACCAGTTGCTAGTGAAACAGCATTACCAGTACCTGAACGGTCCCAGTCAGCTAATACACCAGCATTGTTAAAGACTACTGCTTTGTTCCAGCCTGCGTTACCTGCTGTTCCGTTACCACCATTAAGGTTAGCTGCTTCGTTAAACAAGTCTAGGTCGACTTGTGTACTTAGAGCATATCCAGCATCTTCTGTATAGAATCTACGTAGAGAGCTTAATGCTTGAACTTCTACAATATCTTCAATCAGCACTGAGTATTCATAGTGCTTGTCAATACTTATTGGTGTGTTTCCATGAGTATCGCCTTGAATCTTAACTAGCGAGTTTGCTCCTTTTGAAGTAGCTGAACCACGTTCCGGTGTCGGAATGTTGATTTTATCGCCCTTCTTGCCCTTGTGGTTAATGCGGTTTACCAAATTAGCTAATACTAAGTTCTTTTGATAACCGGCAATAACTTCGTCACTCCACAACTCTGGAATAAAAGTTGCAGCTGTAGTGACTGTTTGGTTATTAGTACCAATTACACCTGTTGCCATTTATATATCTCCTATATATCTTATTATTTTACCCTTCCCTCTGCGTAAGCTTGGTAGATTTCATCTGCTAAACTTTGATAACGCTGTGGGTCGGTCTGTTTTAAACGTATTAAATCAGCACGCCTGTAAATCTTTTTACCAGCTGTTGACTCACCTGAAGCTCTTGATACTCCTTCACCTGTTTTCATAGCCACATCTCTTTTGGTTTTTTTGCTTTCATTAACTTCTTTTGTTTTGGAAATCATTTGTCTTTCTTTCCAATTCGTAAGCAGTTCATTAGCTGCATCAAAATCATAAGAGTCTGCTTCTTTATACAAGCGTTGTCTTACCTTGCTTCCATTTATCCACTCCTGAAATCCTCCGTCAGTTATGACTTCTTGGAAATCTGGATGTGCCTTTTCGAGTTGTTGGGCAGTTAAAGCAGCTTGTTGCTGTTTGTTCTGTTCCGAAAACTCTTTGAACCTAGGATGATTATCTATAATTTGCCTTACTGCTTCTTCAGGATTATCATAAAAATCTGCTGGCTCACTTGTGGTAGTCTGTTGGCTTTGTGTACTTATCTGGGATTGCAAATAAGAATCAGTTAGTTTTCTAAGTTCACCAATCTCTTGCCCTTTCCTACCTAGTTCTTTTTCTAGGTTCTCATAGGCTTCAGCTATTTCCGTTGAGGACTTACCTTGAAATTTCTTAGGAAGTTCTTGAGCTTCTGGCTCTTGAATTTCTTCCTGTTCTACTTCTTCCTCTACAGCTAATGCTTCTAAAGTTTCGTTTACTTGCTCTTGTACTGGTTCTTCTTGGACCTCAGGGTCTACAATTTTACTACTCATGCTTCTTACCTCCGTCTTTTAAGATTATGGGGGTTATAAAAATGTTAGAGCTGGTACTAATCCAGTTGTTCTAACGCTAGTTTGGTAGCTTCCTCTAAATTAATAAACATATTTAGGAAAGATACCTGACCTCTACGTAAGTGTAGAGTCTTTTCATCTTCAATGTCATAGATTTTTTCAAGTGACTCTGCTAGTTTAGTGTACTCTTCTAACAATACACGCCAGCCATCATGTTGAATCATGTCTAATCGTTGTTCTAATACTTCTCTATCTGTCATCCGTTCATTGCTTTAGACAAATTAAGTATAGTTTCTGAGTTTAGATGTTCTACTTCAGGTACATTACGTGCAGTTTCTGACTGTATACCTTTTATCTTAACCATCTTCTCAGCTAGTTCTAGTTGTTTCTTAGCTAAAGTTTCATTAGATGCTTTATCACCTGCATCTACCTGTAGCTTCTGTGCTTCTGCATATAACTTATTAATGTCTGCTTTAAGTTCTTCTAACTCAAGCATAGACTTTTGCATTTCTATCTGTTTAATTTGTTGGTCCTCAGGATTAGGCTGCATCATTTGGTTAATTGCTTGCACTAATTGTGTTCTATTTGCTAGTGATGAGTTCTCAAATATACTCATTAAGATAACATAGAACGCAGGAGAACCTTGTGGAGTCATAGATAACAACTGTACCATCTGTGTTGTTTCTAGCTCCTTAGCCATAATACCTAGACTACTGTAAGGTTTAAACTTAAAGTCTACTGCTGGATATCTTTCATTATCAAACTGTATACGTCTGTTTAAAGTCTTATTAATCATAGGAATCAAGAATGAATCTTGGAAATTCATTAGTGTTCTCTTCTGACGTTTAATAGATGCTGCTTGGAGCATTGACATACCACTAGCAGTTCCATTCCGAGGATTGGAAAAGTTACTGTTAGCTGTGTCCATAGCACCAGTACCCATCTGAACCATGCGTTCTAGCTCTGCTGCTTCGGTAAAGGTCGACTGGGATAGACTACCAAAGTTCAGTGGCATTAGAACGGATTTAGGGTCACCATTAGTGAGGATAGTCTTACCGGGACGGACATCGAATTTCGTTCCACGTGGTAGACGAGTGGCGTCTAAACCCATCATTGGGTGTGTCGTAAGTGCTAAGGCGTCAATACGAGCTCTCAGTTCAGCATCTAAAGCTTTCTGTGGATTAAATCCTTTTTCAGCTACACCCCTACCCCAGAACTTCGAGGGTACCCTGTCATTTTGATAGGAAACAAACGGTCTATCATTTAACATGTATGGGTTTTCTGCTGCTCTTAGTACGCAATCATCATTAGCAATTGTAACAACAGCTTCGACTAACTCATCATCATTGTAATCAAACTGGTCTACACTACTTGAGTTACCACTAAGAAATCTTTTAGGAACTAATCCCCAATATTCTACAATCTTTACTTTGTCATCTTCATCAGAGTCACTAAACTCTTCATCAAAGCCAAAGTCTGCTTTGTCATAACTACCTAAGGGCATATCATTGTATATACCATCTTTCATTCCCTTAGTAATCATGTATCTAGGTTTAATTACTATGTGGGCGACACCTAATGCTTCATCTATTGTTGCAGCTGTAGGGTCAATAACAAATTCTTTTGGTGATACTGATTCTAACTTAACGCATGTGTATGGTATTTCCTGTGTTCTAGTAGCAGTAGTCATGGTTCCCGGTACTGGCTCTTCAATAGCCACCATTTCCATTTTATCCTGTACTAATACTTTACCAATACCTGTACCAAATATGGCACCGTTAAGTAAACACTCTGCAATAGCGTCTTTAACTCCATCCTTTGTTAAATCTTCATGGAGTAAGTTACGTATATACTCTGCGTCTTGTTTGTTTTGGTCAAGAATGTCATCTTCTAGGTCAAACCAACGGTTACCTCCAAAGATTGCTTCCTCTAATTCTGCTACTGTGGCTTCAATTGCCTGTGATGTGGCTGGAGAAATTAGTTTACTCTTCTCTGACTGCCTTGTTCTGTCATCATTTGCCCAAATACCACGCCATAACCTGTAATATTCGTCCCACTTAGACATATAGTTAGAGTTTCTGTGGTCCTCCCACTGGTCTACCCTGTCTAACACCCATTCTCTTAACTGACTGTGTGGACTATCTAGGTAATCTTTCTCATCCATAAATTAATATCCTGCTATTGCGTCCATTGGTTCCCATTCATCTAACTCTATGCTGCCTGCGTAGTCTGCTACACTAACTTGGTCTATATATGCAAGACTATCCAGTAAATCATCATGGCTAAGAGGGGAAGGGAAGTCCATCATTTGGGAAATAAAGTGGTCATTCCAATCTGCCTTTCTAAATTTTATCTTACCATGCTCTAGTCGTCCTTGCAGCGACCATGTAATTCTATCTATCTTTCTTTTACCGCCATGAGTTACATCTGTTATGTTAACCCACCTACCATTTGTTCTCATCTCATCTTCGAGATAAGGCATGATTGCGTTCTTTAACGCTCCGGCTTCAATTCCGACAGTAGTTGCTTGACTTTCAATTGCAGCCTGTAATATTTTATAAGCAGTTTCTTTAATACCCCATCTACCATGATATATATCCTTTACTAACCATTCGTCATTAACAATCTTAACTACTGATATTGCTGTTTCGTCTAACTTACTAGACTTTAAACCTCTTTCTTTACTTGCTGCTTCAAATCCTGCTGGGTCTACTGATACTACATAGTGACCTATTGTACCTTCCGCAAAGTCTGCCTCATCATCGACGTACTTAATCCATTCTTCCTTAAAGATTCCTCCACTGAAGGACTCAAAGGTGGCTTCAAATTCCTGTCTAAAGGCTTGAGTAGACATTGTGCTCTTTGCAGCAGCGATTTCTTTGGGGTCCAGTAATGGATTGTCCGTAGAATTAAATTGAAATGCTTGCCAGTCATCGTCTTTAAGTGCTTCTATGTATAGTTTATAAAAATGATTCTTTCCTGCAGGAGTACCAATAAACATAGCACCACCTTTTACATCTGCAAGAGTAGGTCTTAAAATCATTTCCCACACTTCAGGTTTCATACTAGCATATTCATCGAGCACTACGTACTCTAATCCTACGCCCCTCAAAGTATCTGGTCTATCTGAACCTTTAAGGTATATCTTTCTGTCGTTGACTAAAGTTAATACTGCTGTATTTTCGTGAGCAGCTTTTATAACATCCTGCCCTAACTCCTTTAGCATACCCCACATAATATCTTTTGATTGTTGGAATGTGGGACCAACGTAAAACACGTCTTTGCTTTTGCTTTGTAGTGCTTTGATTAATAAAACCCAAGCAGCTAACCTTGACTTACCAAATCTTCTTCCTGCTGAAATAACTTTAAAACGAGCCGGAGATTTAAATATCTCCATCTGAGCATCGTGGAGAGAAACTTTAATATCAGCCATTAATCGTCTATAGCTTCTATTACTTCACCTTCAAAGGTAGCTTGTTCCTCTGCTTCTTGCTTTTCTATAGCCTTTACGGATTCAACAATAATATTTATTCCTAAATCCTGGTGTTCATGTTTTATTTCAACAGCTTTATGTGCTGGAACAATTCTATCCATGCACATCTTTAAACAATGTCTATCACCTTTTAAGGCTAACTCAATAACCTTGTCCACAATCTCTGGACCTCTTGCTGATAATACTTCTCTGCTTAAAGCTGTATATTTGTTTACTGAACCTACGGGTCTGCCTGCTGGATTCAATGATGGCATGCCCTTGTATAAGTTGGGATTACCTGATTTCTTTTTTGTTTCCTTTGGCATACCTTTGTCCTGTTAAAAAAGGGAGGTTCTATACCCCTATTATACCACGCTTTGCTGCACATTGCAAGAACTTTCCCACAAATAGCCACAAATTGTACCTTTGGATTAGTAAAATTGTAATTACATTGTAGGTCCAAATCCTGTTTCATGTGCTATTGAGGTACAGAGGGTGCGTGTGTTTTTCTGTAAGGGGCCCCCCATGGGCTGTACGTGGCAAAAAGTGGCAATGCGTGGGCCATTCATGGCAATGGGTGGCAAGGTATGGCAATGGGTGGAGAAAATGGGAGATAAAAGAGCGAATGATTGTAGTTATTTTGATATTTATTTAATTATTTACTTGACAACCTAATGAATATGTGCATACTTGTTTTTGAAAGGCAAAGGAATAAAAGAAACAAGGAAAAAGATTAAAAGCGGTGAATATATATTAACTGACTTAAATAAAAAAACTTGTCCATTTTAAGGAATAATCTCCGAATCCTGAGCATGATTTAATAAACTGCTCAATAACAAACAAGCCCCTTAATTGGGGTTTTTTATGTCCAATATATAATATATAAGCTTCATATATTCGATTTAAGCCATCTTTATACCTTAACCAATACCAAAGCCTGCCTAAACAATAACAATCCACGTATGGCTGTTTAATTAATTATAAAAATAACTTGACAAGCTTTAAATTTAGGTATAGAATAAGCACTGTAATACATTTTAATAATTAAATGGAGCGGTAAATGCCAAAATATAACTATACCGTAATGGTAGAAGGACAGAAACAATTGGAAACCACTATCTTAGATGAAGCAGAAAAGTTTAAACTTGCAAAGGAACAAGAAGGTGGTTACAATGTAACTATAAAAAGACATTGGTACATGGATGAACTTATAACAGAGGAGAATAAATAATGATTAACAATAGCTTTAGTTTTATGAAAGAAGGTTTTGACTGGCAACAGGCACAAGCCAAGGACATGCAAGAACTAGAAGATAGACATGACTCAGATGAAGAAGAATTAAAACGTGAACAAGAGATAATGAGGAATGATGACTTGCGTGATGAGTATAGAGAGCGAGGATTGGACCCTCGTGATTTTTGGAGCGAATAATGCCTAACCCTAATAAAAATAAACATTTTAATGATGAAGCCCTAAGGATTAACAGGACTTTAAAGAAAGAGAATGATGCTTTAAGTGAGATTGTAGATGAGTTTGAAGATTTCCTATTAAATATAAATACCCAGTGGGAAGATGATAAACAATCTCAGAAACTACAAGATATGATAATAAAGGTAAGGAGTAGAGATGGCTGATATAAACGGAATAGAAAGAACTTATGCTAACAAAGGTGAGTATGATTGGGAAGGTGGTGAAGTAGATGAGCCACAATTATACAATTATAAAGTAGATGTTAAATGGACAGGTACCATAGCTTCATTTAACATAGTGGCTGAGAGCCAACAGGAAGCTGTTCTAGTAGCTAATAAAAAGTTAGACATGGATAGCAATGGATTAATACATTTTGATGTGGAGAAACAACAATGAAGGCAATGAAAACAACAGTAAAATATACAAAGAAAGATAAAGTAATTATAACTATGGATATGGAACACTATGAAAAACTATGTGATGGTTATAATAAACTTAGACGAGCTTGTAATATGATGATGGAAACAAATGATTTATATCTAAGTGACATGAGAAACCTTGATGATTTACAACATGAGATGCAATTCTTAGGGTTTATAAGAGGAGAAACTTATTGGAGTAATGTTACTGTTCCTACTAGAGATAAATAATGAGATGTAAAGCTTGTAACAAACAATTAAACGATAATGAATCTGTTTATAAAGATAACACAACAGGTGAATATTTAGATATTTGTAATAACTGTAAAAGAAAAAGTTATGGTTATACTCTTGAGTCAGATGAAGATTATAAATACTTAGAAACTTTATTTACAAAAGATAATTACACAGATTATTAAAAGTGTGTTATAATCTTATTATAGATATATATATATATAAAGTAAGTAAAGGTTATAAAGATTAATAAAAGTTAAGTAAAGGTTAATAAAGGTTAAGTAAAGGTTAGTAAAAGATATATTAATAGCCATTATGGTGTCGTGGCTATTGATATTTTTTAAAATGACACCAATGAGGATATAATTATGGCAGTAGCAATCGGTGAAGCACTATACCCCGCTCTCTTTGAGCCTAAGGTAGATAAATACACACCAACACCCGGAGTTTATTCAATAGACTTGAAGGTAACTGATGAAGAAAGGGATAGACTAATAGCGTCTGGTATCAAACCAAAACTAAAAGATGCTAATGTGTTTGTGTTTAAGCGTAAGCCTATCACAGCTAAAGGTAACCACATGCCTGCACCTACGGTAGTAGATGAGAACAAGCATGGTTGGGATAGTGCAATTAAGATTGGCAATGGTTCGCAGGTAAAGGTAGCATACTCTACTTACGAACACCAAGCGACTGATGTTTATGGTCTTGGTAAATCTTTAGATGCAGTACAGGTGGTGAGCCTTGTTGAATACTCTGGTAGTGGTAACGCCATTGATGAGTTTGATGCAGTTGTTAGTACTGAAGCTGAAGAGTTCTAATCACATAAGACTCTTATGTAACTTATTTGTACATTCTCCAACTTGCCGGTTTCAGAGGTA